CGCGTTCCGGCTTCTCCGATGGGTGCTTTGGCTACTGTGGAGCGTGATTCAGTAATCTCGCTCGCCCTTCTCGGACGGCTCTGTTCTGTGAGCTGGAATCCGAGTTCGGAGCCGGTCGTTGCTGAAGCAGCACGGCGGGCGTTGTGGCTGAATGTCGGTGCGGGGGCCGATCAAGTGGCTGCCAATACTGTTGCGACTTGGAAGGCAGTGGCTATGACTCGCAAATTGGAGGCAGTGGCGGTCTCGGGGGTGCAGGATTTCTGAGGAGGGCCCCAATCACTAGCGTGCCGGTGACTTACATGATACCGTATCGATGCAGCACGGCAGAGACGAGGACTATTCTTGAGCGCGGATATTCTGAAGGATCGTGGTTGATTCTGCGCCGAGACCTCTTTAAACCCTATGTGACGGAGAAAAACTGGAGATGCTTGCTGGACGCTCACGCGCCCGGCATTGGCATGACCCAGGTCTCCCGACAGGATCTCTGCTCGGTTGTGTCGGGTTTGTCAGAGCGGCAACTGGTGGCGCCCTTGGAGCCCCTCAAAGCGGTCCGCATCCTTAGAGACAATGTCCGAAAATTCCGTCCCCGGCTCATCCCTGTAAGTAGGGAAGTATGGGCCGAGACCGACTGGCACTGGTTCGTGGGACAATCGCACCAGCGTCCGGCGAGGTTGCGCAAGATTGAAGCGTGTGAATACCAAATGACCATTGAACGGTTCGCCAAGTTGATACGTGCTGCTGAGGGCAAGTTGACGCCCGCCCTGGTGGTTGAGTTCGACAAGATCAATGCTTACATGTCCTTCCTGAAGGTCGAACTGAAGAAGAAAGGTAGTCCTCGGGGAATCAATGCCCCGAGTGATGACAAGCTCTTTGCTCTTGCCCCGATCTTTGCGAGGCTTGAGCATGAGATCTTCCGCCAGATGCGAGACGTCGCTGGGTTCGTGAAGGGTATGTCGCCCGGGGAGAGGGCGGCCTTTAAGAAATTGCGTCTAGGCCCGAATGCGCGGGTGATTGGTCAAGATTACTCTAAGTTTGAGGTGAGCAATCGTCCGGAGATCAAAGCCGCCATAGAGCACCAGGTGTTCTCCTGGATGCTCCGTGAGCACCCGCAACGAGAAGACATCATTACGATACTGCGGTTCTGTGAGGAGCCGACCATTGTGCGCAGTAAGTTGTGGTCTGCCAGGATGGCAGGCCGCAGGTCGGGTGATTTGTGGACATCTCTCGGCAACGGGCTTACGAACTTCTTCGTGACTACTAGTGCGGTGTGCCAGGTCCTGGGTGTGCCGTACAACCCCGAGGTTCTGAGGGGTGTGTTTGAAGGCGATGATGGAGCTATAGTCTTGCTGGGCGATAGGCACTTGGACCTGGATGCTTATCTGGCCTGCGCCCGGCAGTGGGGTTTCGATATGAAGAAAGAG